CGGTGGTCGTAGTAACCAAATTCATCGGGTCGGTCCCAGTCTACCCAGACAACAGTAACAACAGTAGAGTCCATCTTGCGGGCGGGGTCAATACCTACAATTACAGGGCTGCGATGGTAAACCTTAACTGTTTCCATGCTCTTATCGCCAAGTTCTTCCATCACGGTAGATGTGATGAACATACCTTTTTCAAGCATCCATTTACAGTTGTACGACATTTGGAACTCATCTGAGTCCTCTCCGATACGGAGTTTTTCACCCTTGATATATTTATCATAGTTAGGGTTAATTTTAGAGACATCGCGCCAGTCCCACTGAAAATGGTTTTGGCGTTTGCCTTTGCTTGTCTGACGGCGTTTATTTAACTGGATAGAGTTATAGAAGTTATTCTTAACATTTGTTGGGGTTCCTGTTTTAACCATAGTTCCCGCATAGTACGCAAGCATAGGAGAAATAGATTTAGAGACAATAAAGTCATCTGCGCCCTGACACTCATCAATAACAATAAGATGGAACGATTTAGACTCAATTTTGGCTCGCGGGTTTGCTGTCATCATGGTAAGCGTAGAGCCAGAATTATTAAGTTTAATCTGGCGGGTAATACCAGGAACTTTACCTAACGAGTCGTCAATCTCAGGGTCACCAAGGATTTCTTTAGCATTCTCAGAAGTAAGGCGGTTTACAGTTCTACCAAATAGAGTTTCTACCTGACCCTCAACAGGGGCAAACATACCAATCCAGATACCGCCCTTAAACTTACCTAAAAGGTCTGGGTACATTTTAGCAAGTCGTGGAAGCAAAACCATAAGAGTGGCTACTGTATTAGCGATAGTCTCTGATTTGCCTGACTGACGGGCTGCTAGAGCCGTTATTTCCTCGCCGTCACCTATAATGACAGACTCCATAATACGCCGCGCTAGGGGCACCTGGTAGGGGTGTAGACCATGTCCTACAAGAGCGTCCATAAACTGCATCATTTTATCAATGAGCTTATTTACAAACTCTTTGGAAAACTCGTCTAACTCGTCCTCTTCGGGCTCTTCAGGCTCAATAAGGGCATTAGGGTCAAACGACTCATCATCGCTGTCTAAATAAAACTTATGTTCACTCATATATTTTCCAAACTAAATAACAGATAAATTAAGTTTACCGTAAAAGAGAGAGGCCCTAGCGCCAAAGGAGGTGAAATCGCTAGGGCCCCTAATGCCACCTTAGGAGAGGAAAGAAGTGAGGCTCTTTAATTATAGCACGTTTGTTCGGCGATGAAGCTCAGCGACTAGGTAATGGATAGCTTCCGCACCAACCATCATGTCATCTAAATCCGCAGGAGAACTAGCTTTTATATAAGATGTGCAAGAACGATTTGTTTCGCTCATAGCCTGCTCAATCCATAGTAACAAATCAGCGGTAGGAATTTTTGCAACTCTTTTAACAAGTCGTTCTGAAAAAGCAATTGGTGGTTGAGGGTTTTTCCAAAATTTTAATCCCATTCCAGCAACTCCTCAACAGGAATATCTAGTTCTCTTCCCCAAATAGCCGCTGTAAGCGCCTTGCTTTCATCCTGCGATTCTCGCCATATGCCAACAACAAAGCCAGGGCGGGTGAAAGGTAGACGTATAACAAGGCAACTGCCTCTACGAAAAGGTTCATCAATTTCATGTGTCCAACCTTTTTCTATAATAGGTAAGAATTTACGGTGCGGATACTTAAGTGTTGCGCCGTATAGTTTGCCAAAGTTCATATTACTTATTTCTTCCCAAAATGTCGTCAATGCTTGAGTATTTATTTGTTTGGTTTCTACGCGCTTTCTTAGCCACACGCGTGTAATAACTCTCTGAATGCCCAGAGACTTTACCTTTTGCTGACCAACTATCTAAATCAGCCTGCATGTAAACGCCTTTAGATGACGCCATTCTAAATTCTCTCCAGATAGATGGCGGAACATCATAGTAGTTATACAGCGTACCGTCTCGGAACTGAATAGTCAAAATAAAGTTCTTTTTGTCATAGCCAGCAGCTAGCGTTCTTGGCTCTTTTACGTTTGATGTAGATGTTGGGTTCTCGGTTAGAGGTGCCCATTTAGAGCCTGTACGATAGTCAGCAGGGGTGATAGTATCTTCTGGGTCATCATCAGACTGCTCATCTAATAGAGTCTGTATCATTCGGTCATAGCGCTCTTGCGCATCAGACGCTTGGCCGCCCCAAATGTCATCCCACATTGAATTAGGGTCTGGGAGGTCATCTACTCCTGGCATTCGTGCTCCTCTGTTTCATCTTCACGCACACGGGCATGACAATCATAGCACCTTAACCACAATGGTGGGTCAAAGTTATTTTGGGCGGTAGCCCCTGATTCGTAATCTGAACCATCTTCAGGATATGCTTGCTCGTACTCATAGTTAATTTCGGGCTGCATGAATAACTCAGCGGGAAAAGGGCCTGTTGGTCTAGTTATGTGGCTAGGTACAGGGTGACCTTGATAAGTGGCTATGGTTCTAATTACATGCATAGTCTAATAATAGCAAAAAAGCGCCCCGTAGGGCGCCCTCTTACTTAGTTTGTTTACTAGCGCTTGCAACTTCGTTGTCAACCTTAGAGAAAGCAGCGTTAATCTCTTCTTCTGTAAGGTCTCCATCAACAAGGTATGAGCGAGCTAGTTCTTCAGAAACTACTGCGACACCCATAAGGGCGGCTAAACCAGCAGTTTTCCAAATTGCGATGCCTACTAAAGAGCCAGCACCAATAGTTCCTAGACCAGTTGCTATGATTACTGCAATCATTCGGCTTACGATTGCTCGTGCTTTGCGAAGTGCCGACATGATTACCTACTTAGACTTTTTAGTTGGCTTAGCGGCTTCTTCTACAACTTCCTCTGCAAGTTCAGCTACTGCTGGAGGAAGAAACTTAATTCCAAATTTAAGTTCATTTGGGTTTAAAGCTGCAATAATTGGGCCAAATGCACCAGCAATAGCGGCTACGCCCAAATCTTTTGGTGATGTTTTACCAGCAACAAACGCGGCTGATACGGCAGCAATAGCTGCGTAAACGTACTGCTCTACGATAGCAATAATTTTTTTATTATCCATGGTTTTCCTACTCGTTGGTTTCATCCACATGTTGTTCAAACTTGCCTTCAAGTTTGCTCAATTTGTTTTCAATGCGGTTAATAGCATCTCGCATACTTGAACCGCCATTTGGCTTGTATTGTTCTTCAAGCCTATCTAGCCTGTGATTAATTTTGTTAAAAAATGTAATCCCCGCATAGAATAGGGCGCCGATTTCAATTGTTGAGGTAACTATCTGACCCCAGTTTGCAGCAGTACCAATACCCATGTGGTAACCCTTTACTTTGCGAAATGATGCTATATCAATTATGACAAACGATTTGACTATTGTCAGGGTTATGGTGTAGGTTTTTCTTATAAATACGTTAGGAGAACCGTATGGCTACTGCCCCATCGTTTGATGGTACCCAACCATGTGCAAATTTAAACTCGGAGATATTTTTTCCAGAGTTAGTTACGGAATACGATGAAAATGACAAGCCGTTAAAACCAACAAAACAAGAAGAATTTATTTACCAACAAAAAGTAGAAAAAGCAAAAGCAATTTGTAATACTTGTTTGTTTGTTGTGGAGTGTTTAGAATACGCGTTAAAAACAAGCGCTTATGGTATTTGGGGCGCTACAAACGAACAAGAACGTAGGCGAATAAAAAAGCAAAAGTATCGTGAAAAGCAAAAGAGCGCCCTGTAGGGCGCTCTTCTGTTTATGGCTTAAAGGCCAGAGTAGCGAGTTAGAGTAACAAGCTTTGAACTGCCCTCAGTGATTGTGTTAGGAAATGTTGGGCTCTGTGCCGTAACTACTGTGTTACCTGGGATAGCAATACCGCCAGATGAGTAAGTTCCTGTTGCACCAGACAAGATAACCGTAAAGGTTGTGCTGCTTGGAATTGTAGCGATACGAAGATTTGACGCGTTGTACTGCTTGTTTGGAGAACCAGCGGTGTTTACGCTATCTACTACATACAGAACGGTTACAGTATCACCAACAGCAAGGTTAGCAGTTGAGCTTACCGTGTAAGTGACTACGTTACTTGCTGCAGTTGCGCCCGTGATAGCCAAGTAATTTGGACCAGCAGTGAAGGTTAGTGCAGTTCCGTCAGAAACAGATGCTGTAGTTGGCTGAGACAGGGTCAATACCTGGCTAGCAACTTTAGCAATTGTGGTTCCTGGAGCAATACCGTTACCTGCTACGGTCATACCTAGAACTGCGGTAACTGTGCCAGTTGCCGTAATGGTAGTCGCGCCCGCGGTAGCAGATGCACTGGTAATACCAGTAGGTACTGCGGTAATAGCAGGAGTTCCATCCAAACCAGCAGCTTTTAGAGCCTGAATAGCATTGGTGTAGGTCTTGCCAACAACGTTAGGTACCGCGTAGGTTGGTGTGTAATCAGGGTAGCCTAGACGTGAATTTGTTACAATTTCATGGCTATCCTGGTTAGGGTTCAACTGAACTGAAGGGGTAAGAGAGGTGTAGCCCCATGAAGCATCTGCATTACCGACATATGCTGGTGATACGAACGTTCCGCCCTTCTTAACCAAGTAACCAAACTTGCTTGAGTCAGCAGATGCAGTACTTGATGCAACTGGCAACGCCGCGGCCGTGACAGTGATTAGGTTAGTTGTGGTTACCGCAGCAGGTGCTGTAGCAGTTGACACTGGAGTTGTCCAAGAAACCTTGACTGAAGAAGCATCAGCGGCAGTTACTGTACCAGCAACGCTATTGTATGCTGTTGCATAGCCAGGAACGGCTACTGTCACAGATTGACCAACTACGAAGTTATTTGGAACAGTTAGTGTGATGGAGTAAGCATCGTTTGCTGCAACGGCCCTAACACATGAAACGGCTATTGCCGCAGTTGTTGCCGCAACGCTTGCTGTAGCAGAAGTAAGAACCGCAGACGCCGTAGCGACTGTTGCTCCACCAAGAGATACAACGAATGCACCTGTAGTTGCCGATAGAATAACTGAGCTTACGTTAAAGCTTGCTGTTGACGATACGCCAGTGATACCAGCAATAGTTACAATCTGACCAGCTTTGAAAGTATTAGTAGCTGTGTAGGTAAGTAGGTTATTTGCGGCTGAAGCAATAGCAGTGATGCCGCCTGCGGTAAGGGCCGCTGGTGCGCTAATTGTAATGCTGTTAGCAGTTGTAGCAGTAACCTGAGCATCTCCACGAGTGTTAAGATTTGCTCCACCAACAAAACCGCTTACCTGTACATAATCACTTGTGGTGATGTTGTGACCAGAAGCCAAAGCGTATGTTACAGAAGTTCCTGAAATAGTTACTGGAGTTGTAGACGCTGGATTAGTTGGGAATTTATTTGCGGCAACGCTAGCAATTTTTGTTGTTGATGTAGAAGTAACAAGGCCAGATACGTTGTATTCGGTAAGCGATGCACCAGTGATGGATGTGCTCTGACCAGCAGTTAAGCTATGAGGCTGTAGCGTAGTGTATGTATTACCCTGTGCTGATACCCAACCACTTCGGGTTGAAGTACCTGGGTTTGCTGTACTTGCAATCGTAAATGTTGTAGCAGCAGTAGTTGTAACAACACCAGATACGTTAAGGCCAACTGGAATCATACCTGCAACCGTTACATACTGACCTGAGGTCAACCCATGGTTAGCAACGGATGTGTAGTAAAGGGTAGTCGCATCAGAGGTAGCAGAAACGTTAGGCACCTGAATTGGACCAGAAGCCGCAGTGGCTACTGCCTGAGCATTTCCACCTGTTGAACTAATTGGAGCAACTAAACCAAATGAGTTGGTATAGTCGTATGTACCAGTAGCACTTGTAGCAACTGTGAAAGTGGTTGAAGATGGGGCAGAAGAAACAATCACATCGTTAAAATTAAACTGTGCTGGAACAAGACCTTCAATGTTAACGCGACTACCTGCAACAAGTCCGTGAGCAGCTAAAGTTGTGTAGGTAATTGTGTTGCCGTTAGCCACTACGTCAGCAGCCTGCGTAGCACTGATTGAAGACGTTGTCTTGTCAGTTGCACCAGCAGCTGTTGTACGGCTTGTGTTTGGTTGAATAGGGAATGAATCGCCCCATTCAAGACCAACAGCTTGATTCTGGTCAGAAGTTGGGTTTAGCCAAAAATCGCCATTGCCAAGAGGTCCTGCAGTGACTAGGGTGTCATTTTGAACATAGCCAGCGATGGCTGAAGCGGTTGTAGAGAAAGTACCATTAACGGTAAAAGCAGTTGAAGAAGTTACAGAAGCAACAATTGCTGGCTTACCTGCACCTAGTGGGGTGGTAACACCATTTACTAAGTTAGTAGGTGAGTAGTTTAACCATGCACTTGAGAAACCGTATAGGATAACAGGCTGACCCACAACGAGGTTGTGTGCAGTGCTTCCTGTGCTAACACTGATTACAGTGGAAGTATTAGTAGCAGTAGCCGCAATTTGCAGTGACGGGTTCTT